AGGATGAGAGGGACGGAGTGTCAGTAGGAGTGTCACAGGGTAAGGGAAGGCGATTTAAGGCGGGGGTGGGGGTGGGGTGGCGGGGGTGGTAGCCCCCTATCAGGCAAAACGCCTCCCAGACCCCTTAGCGTGGCTAGGATTGGCGTCTGGCTGGGCGTCCTCGGTCGTTGCGGCGTACTCCCAGCGGACTCGACCGCCCTCGGCGTGTTGCAGGAGGACGTGCCCAGAGTAGGCGGGCTGACCTAGGGCGTTGACGAGGCCCGCCCGGAACTGGCGCTTGGAGAAGCCGAACTTGTAGACTGGGCGACCGTTGGCGGTGGCGGCGGTTCTAAATAAATAGCCAGCGTCCCTTGAAAAATTTGTCCATTCTGCGCAGCCAGCACCTAGATAGGCGAGTTGCTGGGGGGTCAGCGTGTCCAGGTCTTCGGATGACTTGGGCTTGGTCGTGTGATGCATATACAACAGCGCGGCCTTGGTCTGCTGAAGCATCTCGTGGACGCCGCCCGGGCCGCGGAGGAAGGCGGAGGTGGCGGCCTGATCGGCGATGTCGAAGTTGGCGTACTGGAGAAGAGGGTCGATTATGGCTAGGTCGATGCCGTGCTTGCGGATCATGTCGCCGAGGTAGGCCACGAACTCGAAACCGACCTTCGTGGACTGGCGGACGAAGATGAGGTTCTGGCGGAGCAGCGCCTTCTCGGGTTCGATTAGCTTCTCGGTCGCGCCGAGCATCGATTCCGCGGCGTCGCCGACGTCGTTCTCCCCTTGGACGACGAGCACCTTGAGCGGTCGGATGGGCTTGAGGCCGAAGGGGGACTTGCCCAGGGCCCAATGCACGGCGAGGTGCACGGCGAGGGATGACTTGCCGGTGCCCGAAAAGCCGACGATCTGAAACGGGTAGCCTTGGCAAATCCAGCGACGTTCGGCGCCGATGAGCACGGTCGGGTCGGCGGCGGGGTCGAAGTTGAGCATCGCGTCGAGGTCGAAGTACTCGGTCGTCTTGTCCTCGGGGGCCTCCTTGGGTTTGCCCGCGAGAGCCTTGAGTTGCTGCTCGGCGTAGGCCGCGAGGGCGGCGGGGTCGGTGCCCGGGTCGGCGACGGCCTTGGCGATGCGTAGATTGAGGGCGCCTATTCTACGCAAGGACGCGGCGCTGGCGACCTGTTCGGCCCACGCGGCGTTATAGGCGGAGAAGCCGACGTCGTTGGTCAGGCCGTTGACGGCCTCGCGGGTGACTGGAGACCCGGCCTTGGTCAGGGCGTCGAGGACGGTCAGTTCGTCGAGATCGGTGCCGTCGACCTTAAGGGCGTTGATGGCATAGGCGACGTCCTGCAGCCAAGGCTCGCCGAAGTCCTCGGGGGCGAGGTTCGGGGGGAGCGGGCGGTTGTCGCGGATGACGGCGCCGAGGAGGAACCGCTCGGCGTCTGAGTGGGAAGGGATAGCCATGTGGGGGAAGGGGGTCATGCCCGCCCCCTAGCCTTGCGTCAAGACCTTTGCTTTTTGGAGGCCTTGCGCTTGGGGCCGTAGTACGGAGCCCGGCGGATGAACTTGCCGGTATAGCGGCGCAGCTCGATTCGCTCCAGGATGCCCGCCTTGACGCCCTCGCCGAGGTAGCGCTTTGCGCAGGAGCGTTTGCACTTCCAGCGCTTTTCCCAGTAGTCGATTGGGTGGAAGCCCGGAGGAGCCTTCTCGGCTTGCTTCTGGATTTCTGAGACGATCGCGTCGAGGATGTCGTCGCGGACGCGGTGGTTTGCGAGGACGCTGTTGCCTTGGGCCATTAGGTGCGGGGGGTGAAGTGACGGAGGCCGGTCTGCCAGACCCAGCGCTTGCCGACCTTGTGGACGAGCCAAGCCTTCCAATCGTCGCCGTCGACCCACCCGGCCACGAAGCCCGAGCCCCAGCGGGCGGTGGCTAGGCGGTGGGAGGCGTAGCCCATCGCTTCCTTCTGGCAGAGGCACCCCGCGCTGAAGGCGTTCCCGCTGCCGTGTTGGGTTAGGGCGATGCTGGCTAGGGTGTGCGTGTGCCCGTGGACTAGGCCGCCGCCGTGGACGGCGTAGTGGAGGCCTTGCTTGACGGTGGCGTTCTCGCCGTGGGCGTAGCCATGCACGAAGGCCATCTTGCCAAGGCGATAGACGCCGAGGTCGGCGTGGTAGGGGAGGATGGTCTTCGCCCCCGCTTGGCGGGCCGTGCGGTTGATGGTGTCCTTGATGTCCTGGCAATAGTCGCGGACGAGGGCGGAGCTCGACGACGCGATCAAGTTGTCGAGGCGGTGCTCGTGATTGCCCCAGAGGTAGACAGTGGGGCGGAAGCGCTTGAGGAAGTCCATCCCGGCCTCGATGTCGGCCTTGAGGGACTCGCCGCTTTCCGCGTCAGAGGTGCCGACGCCACGGCGCAAGGCCCGGAAGTCGAAGTGATCGCCACCGGCGATGCGGACGGTGGGCTTGTAGTCCTTGCAGAACTCCCAGAGGGCGGCGAGGGCCTCGGGGTCAGCCATGTCGCCGTGGCTGTCGGATGCGTAGACGAAGCGGATGGGCTCGCTCACTTCTTGCCTCCCTTCGCGGCTCGCCACGCATCGGCACAAATGTCTTGAGACCTTTCATCATTCCCAATGTTAGCGGCAAGGTCATCACCAGCCTTGGTCAGGCGCTCGACCTCGGCTTTCAACTGCTCAATCCCGATTGAGTCCATATGCGACAGAACCGACTGCCTGCTTTCTCTTTCCTGCAGAACTTTGTAACTTTCAAGGAGGTGCTGGTAGTCCGTCCAAAGCACCCATTCGCCTTTCGGGTGGGTGGAGAATGGGACTCCGTAAGGATGGAATACATCCTGCGTCTCCTTCTCACCAGCACCAGGAATGACGGCATACCAGCGAGGAGGGTTGTAGAGGTTTCTCACGACGCGGCTCCCTTCATCAGCCCGAGCTCGACGAGGCGGCGGTCGCGGTATGCCCGGGCTTCGGCGATATCCTGGGGTGCCCGTTCCCACAGGGCGACGCGGCGGCGGTTGATGCGGAAGTACAGCACGCCATTGATGCGGGACAGGTAGCAGTCGGGGTTCGTCGGCTTAGCGAACGGGGTCTCCTCGCGGAGGCGCCCGACGGTGTGCTTCGGGCATTGGAGCAGCCAAGCGGCCCGCTCGATCGTCAGCCCCATGCCGACGGCCCAGACGGCTTGCTCGCGGGTCAGAGTTTCCACGCCCGGGCCATGCGGCGCCCCTCCGCCATGATTTCGTTCCGGCTGTTCTGCTTGAAGCAGAGCTCGACGTCAAAGTCGACCTCGGCCCGGAGATCCATCAGCGACCAGGCCTCCTCGTCGTTCGCGGGTAGGATGCCAGCGGTCGAGATGTGGACGGTGCGGAGGTTCCAGTTGTATTCGTCCATGATGCGGCTGACGACCTTGTACTCGTTCAGGTAGCGCCAGTCCGAGCAGACGACGGTCTCGTGCGGGAGGCCATCGGCGGAGACGAAGGGGAGGTAGCGGGCGAGGTGCTCGGCGAAGACGTCCTCGTTCAGCGAACGGGCGAACTTCCCGGTTGAGACGAGGAAGTCGCGGTGCTTGACCTTGAACTCCTCGTTGAAGAAGTCGCCCTCGAGGTGCAGATACGAGAGCATCGCGTTGGCGCACTCCTTGAGGGGGTCGGCGAAGTTGACCTTCGACGCCCTGCGCTCAGACCACTCAAGGAGCCCGTTGGCGAGGGTATCCTTCCCGGCCCTGGAGAAGCCCGCGATCAGGACGAGGGTGGGGCGGCCTTCGATGATGCTCATGAGGCGGTGGCGTCGTATTGGCGGAGGACGCGGGAGAGGCGCAGCGCCTTGCGGAACTGGCGGCCCGAGACGTTCAGCGCCTTGCGGAGGTGCCGGTGCTTCACGGTCGGGTCGGTGCGGAGGGCCTCGAGGCAGATCAGGGTGCGGGTCTGGCGGTCGCCCTTGCGGGCCTCGGCGATGAAGTCCCTGTTCATTAGAACGGCGGGGCCTCCATGTTGGAGTCGGGGGCTGGGCTGGCCTTCGTGGAGCCCTTGGCGAAGCCGAGTTTGTATTTGAACTGCGGCTTGCCCTGCCATTCGCCGTTCGGCTCGACGGTCACGGCGACGTCGATGGTCTGACCGGCGGCGGGCTTGAGGTACTCCAGGAACTCGGCGGGGGTTGCGTCGAGGCGCAGCTCGGCGGTGTACTTGCCGGAGAACTTGCCGACGAGCATGGCTAGCGCCTTGCCGTATTTGGCGGAGTAGTTCTTCGACAGGCAGTTGCCTTCGACGTCGACGAAGAAGATGCGGGCGGAGACGGTGCCGTCCTCCCACGTCTTCACCTTCTCGAACTTGGGTGCGATGAGCTTCAGGCGGTAGTTGCCGGACTGCTCGATGGTCTTCAGCGGGGGGCGGTCGTTTGCGGGTTGGGTCATGGTGTTATTCGTGGATTTTGTAGGCGATGAAAAGGAAGGTCACTCCGGCGAACCAGAGGAAGATGGAAGTCCCGAGTCTAGTGGCAGCGGACTTTACTTCTTCGTCGGACGGCTCGCCGGTGGTCTTCTTGATGGAAAAATACATCTTAGCCGAGCCGATGAAACTCAGCAGGGCGGTCAGCATCAGGAAACCGAGCAGGATGTTCTTAATCATGGTTCAGGCGAAGGTGATGGGGGCGGGGGCGTCGGTCGGCGCCTTGTTCAGGTCGAGCGTCTGGATCTCCTGGGAATAGCCGGGCCAGTCGTTCGACGCGAGGCAGGCCTTGTAGGTCTCGACGGCCTTGATGAAGTCCGAATAGCCGTAGGCCATCAGGTCGGGGCCGAGCTCGTAGACGGCGGTCTGGAGGGTTTCCTTCTCGACGCAGATGAAGCGGAAGCCTTGGACGTGCTCCTTGAAGCCAGCGGTGTACGCGGCCTTGTAGAAGTTAGCCTGAAGGTTGTAGCGGTAGGCGCGGACGGCCTTGAGGAAGCCCGCGGGGGACGCGTCCTCGCACGTCTTGAGGTCGTAGAGGTAGCCATCTTCCCCGACGGCGTCGATGGCGGCCTTGATGTTGGCATCCATGAAGGTCGTCATGAACATGAACTCGGTCGCCTTGAACTTGAAGCCGTGCCGGTCAATGCAGCCGAGCGCCGCCGCCGCGATCTTGAGGGACTCCTCGGCCTCGTCGGCGCTGAGGACGGTCGTCCCTGGCTGGAGGCTGGCGGTAAATGCCTCGAAGGCCTGTTTGCCGTCCTTGGTGCGACGATCGCAGACCGGGGCAACGGCGAAGGCGGTCTCGGCCTTGGGCTTGTCCAAGACAAGGGCGTGGACGTAGGAGCCGACGCGGAGGGCCTTGGTCGCCTCGCGGTCGCGGTTCATGTACTGGATGTAGTGGGCCGGGGACTTGAGCAGTTCCTTGGAGCCCGAGTAGTTGAGCGCCTCGATGCCGTCGTAGAGGACGCGGGCGGGGATGATGTGGGGGGGGATGTGTTGCATGGGTGTTTGTGGGAAAGGTTATTTGAGCAGGGCCATGATCTGGTCGGCCTTGTCGGGGCGACGGCGCTTGATGGCGGCGAGGCACATGGACGACCCGGGCTTGAAGTTAGAGCAAGCGTAAGGGCGGTTCGGGTAGATGTTGCAGCGCCCTTCCTTGGAGAGGTTCGGGCACACGCAGGGGATTTCGGCGACCGTGATGCCGTCGGCCTCGAAGACCTCGGCGCGGACGGAGTAGAACTCGCGGGTCACTGGGTTCGACGGGATGCCGAACAGGAGGGACTCGCAGCAAGCCCCGGCGCATAGCTCGCAAGCGTTCAAAGGGCGTCGTCCTCCGCGGTGCTGTCCTCGAGGGCGAAGGTGACGGCCTTCGCGTGTTGCAGGGCCTCCTCGGCGAGGCGCTCGCACTCCTCGAGCTGATTGCGGAGGCAACGCAGGGACACGACCGCGGCGTGTGCCCGGTCATAGAAGGCCTTCACGTCGTAGGCCTCCGCGAGGGTGTCGGGGTTGAGGCGGTCAATCTCCTCGCGGGCGAGGTCGGCGCATTGGCTGACCCGTGTGTAGTCGCTGATCGTGTCGGCCCGGGCGGCGCGGTCGGACAACTTGCCCAGGGCGTCGGCGGACTGCATGAGGAGGCCGCGGATGTAGTCGTGGTTCGTCATGTCAGAAGGTTACCTCGGTGATGGTCTTTCCGTCGGTGAAGAAGAAGCGCACGTTCGACCGGGCGAGGCTCGGGAGGGTGTTGCGCTTCCAGTCGGCGAGGTTCGCGTCGAAGACCTTGCGGGACTTGGCGAAGACCTCGGCGTAGGGGATGCCGTCCAGGATGAGCAGCAGGACGAAGGGGTAGCCAGCGGAGGCGGCGGCCTTGACGACAC